ATTCTGAAAAAGTATATAGATATCTATAGATATCCTTTCTCCTCCGGTTCCGGGTGGCGCGCCAAAGTCTCCCGAAGATCGACCGGGGACTATCGAGGTCATCCTTCTCACCTTCCGTGACAAGGAAATTTCAAAAAATTTTTCGCAAAATTTCACCACTTTTTCACCGACCCTGTAACCGATTTTTGGATGAGAAAACGAGATATAGGGGGGGTATAAAAATCTCCTAGAAATTTTCCGCGCAAACGAAAAAATTTTTTTTGCATTTTTATGCAAATTTTCTGTTCAGACTTCCCATCAAATCGTCCAACAAATAGATCAAATCTGTTCCGTAAAGGCTCACCCAGTCCGCCAGATATTCTTCCTGTTCCATTGGCATATGTATGTTGAAAGAAAAGCAGAAACAATGGCAGAGTTCGTGTGCCGTCACACGGCGCAGAAATGCCCCTTTAAGCCTGTTTGATAGGTAAACCGTAGAAGTGTTGGCATCTGTCACACCAACGCTTTGTGAGCCGTCAGAGCGCGTCAGGAATGGACTTGTAACTGGGACAAATTCTATATTCCAACTATGACCGTTGATTTCAAACATAATTGCACCTCAAAAAGGGTGATGCAAAATCGCACCACCCTGCACTTTTACTGGATTTTCTGCATGATAACTTGCAGTTTTTGCTTAAGAAGAGCTTTTTCCTCTGATGATGCATCAGAAATCACTTCCGCAATGTCAGAACCGATCTCACGCATATATTTTTCCAACTCTTTCATTTTGTGTTCCTTGTCTTCTGCCGTGTTGCCACGGTGAAGTTCTTTGCTCTCGGTATAATTACGCTTTGCCATATCATACCGGCTTTCCATGTGACTACCAGAATCATAATTCATCGACGGCTCTGTGTAGTACATTCTGCCAGAACCTCTGTCCATATCACGGTAATTTTCCATGTTCCTGTACATTTCCGGTGTCATGTGGTAGTAAGGCGGCTCCTCGTAGCCACGGCGGTATGTTCCGCGACCTTTCGGTGCAAATCTTCCATCTGCATACCGGTAATGATCGTAAAACTTCCGTCCATCTCCATACCGATCAAGCATTTCCATTACATCTTCTGCATCAAATTCCTGCATGGCTTTTGTCAGTTCCCGATAGTACATTGCTTCCGACAGATCTTTCATCATGTCTACGACCTGTCCCATCTCGGCAGTATCAATATTTTCAATTCCAGCATCAAACTGCTTTTCGGCACATTCAGCCAGTTTTTCAGTCATGCAATACATTCTCTTAACATCCATAGCTTTTACGCCTCCCTCGTTACAACGATATTGGCATTTGCTACTTCAATAGCTTGCGTACTGGTATTTTCAACCGCAATGTTTACGCAACATCCTGCCGGTACATCTACATAGATTCCAGCGGACACGTTGTTATACTGCGATACTGCTGCCGGTGTACTTCTCATCTGTGAGGAAAGAACCGGTTCTCCACTGATTGCGATTGCCAGAGAAATTTCACCTGCTGTTCCACCTGCCGGTACTGCGATATTTGCGGAAAACTCCACAAAATATCTTGCACGACACTGGTTAGTAAGTCCTCTTAAAGTGATGATTCCGGAACCTTCCCGGTGTTTGATGCAGTTTCCTGCTTTTACCGCTGTGTTTGAAAAAACCACATTCCCGTTCTGCGCTACTTCCTGAGCAGCTACAGTTACAAATTCAGCCATAATATTTACCTCCATAAATGATAAGGGCAGGCTGTTAAGCCTGCCCTGTGTAATTCTGCTATGCAGACATAACCTGTTTGGTTAAGTTACAATTATTCTGTTGTCAGCATCCGCAGCCAGTGTTGCATCCGCAGCCTGCATAACCATAAAGGTTAGATGCCGGATATGACGGAACTGGTGTCGGACGTACCGCATCAATTATATGCTGTGTCTGAGCCACCATCTGAGTAGTGAGAAGTGCGCTCTGACGGTCCTGAGAAGCTGCCCGGCGAAGATCACTATTCTCTGCCTGAAGAGCAGAAATTTTCTCCTGGCACAGATAGTCAAGGATTGCACGAGTTCCTGCATTCTGACTGTCGATGATGTCTCTGGTGTTGCTGTTCATTGTGTTCTGCAAAGCGCAGGTATTCTGTGCCATGTTGTAGTTTACACCCTGAATAGCTTCACGGGTTTCGCAGCAGCAATTTGCAATCTGTGCCTGCAAAGCATTGGTGTTCTGCATATTGGCAATGGTATCTGCATTGATTGCCTGCTGGATTCCAAATCCGGTCTGCATGATGTTTGTGTTGATTCCATTGAATCCGGTAAGCATACCGTTATTCACGGCATAAAAGCCATCACACAATCCATTAGAAATTCCGTCAAGTTTGCTGATAACCGCCTGATTATCAAAACCACGCTGGATGTCTGCCTGGGTAGCAGCTGTTGCTACATAACCACCGCCGTTTCCTCCGCCAAATCCTCCCCAGCCGTTGTTTCCCCAGCCAAAAAGAAGTGCGAATACGACGATGATCCAGAGCCATCCGCCGTCTCCCCATGCTCCACCGTTTCCATAACCACCTGTGTTAGCAGGCATTACCGGCATCGTAAAAGGTGTGTTGTTGCCATTAAACATATTAGATTTACCTCCGTAAAATATATTCATAAAGAGATTCCCTAGGTTTTGTGCACAAACCTCTAATATGCTATCAAAGATTAAATTTGCTTTTTATCTGCTGCATTACTTCATCTGCATTCAGACCTTTTTCTTTGCACAGGTTTCTTGCCATCTGCTCAACTCCCTGTGCATCCCCTTTCTGCATAAGTTCCACGGCATTTTTAGCCATTGGATTGCTCATGATCTGGTTGTTACCCATAATATTTTGCATAAACTGCTGTGGATTTTGAAACATCTGCATTAAATTCATCGGATTCATTCAGATTCACCATCCTTTTTCACTGTGGCAGTTCTTCCTTTTGTTCCCGGTCTGGCTATTGACAGTTCCAACCGGTCAATCTTTTCGGAAAGTTCGTTGAAATGTCTCTCAAATACCTCTGTGACGTTCTGTACGAGCCCAGAAGCCATTCTATCTTCATTAGCTTGTACTTCTTTGGGTGTATTTGGTTGAACCGGTTTATAGGTCAATGTGCGTATTGTTCCATCAGCACACCAACTTTTAACATAGATTTCTGACAAGTCCTGTTTTGGGAAGAAAGCTGCTGAACCGTCCATAGGCACACAATCAGCTGTCACGTTTTCAATTGCCTGCACGACCATTCCGTTAAGCCCCCTTGGCATCTGTTGCACAGGTGGAGTCTGTTGCTGAACCTGCTGTGCCGGAACTTCCGGCTGCTGAAATCTCGGCTGCATATACGGAAGATAAGAATTTACACCGTATTGCTGCTGGCCATATGGCATCTGAGGATACATATTATTCTGATACGGAACTGGCATCTTCTTTTACCTCCTCCAAAACTTTCTCAATTGCATGAATGACTTCTGATTGTGTCTGTAGATCAAGTCTCTGCAATTCTTTCCGGGCAAAAATCTTTTCTAAAATTTCATCTGAAAACATTCTTTTCTCCCTCCTTCTGTTTATATTCTGGCACAAAAAAAGAGAAGAAAATTTTCGTTTTCTTCTCATAATATTCTCAATTGCATAAGGCTTTTCGGTGTACCAATTACTGTACCAATTTTTATTTTTTTATAAATAGTTATAAATACTTATGTAATGTTAAATTCTCCAAAAAACGTTGATTTTTCAAGCTTTGTAGGCTTTTGAAAAATTATAAAAATTTTTGTAAAAATCCCCTCCTAACAACGATTCCTAATTTCATTTTCTCTATTTCCTCCTAAAATACCTTGATTTTCAAGGATTTTTCTTTGTTTATTTTTACTAGTGTACCAATTACTGTACCAATTTTTTCGTTCTATACTACTTTAAGAGCTTCTGCGACAAGATCCATCTCTTTTGTTTTTTCTTCCTCTGTAGCATCCACATACAAATTCATTGTGATCCCTATGTTTGAATGTCCAAGAATTTTTTGCAATGTCTTCGGAATCATACCACCTTCGATACATCTGGTTGCAAATGTATGTCTTAATATATGCATGCAAAATTTTCTTATCTCTGCTTTATCGCATATTTTAAATAAGGCAGTGTCATATGTGCTGTTTTTAACTGGCTCCCCTTTCCGCGAAAGAAAAACTTGATCTCCCCATTCAATATTGATAACTTTGATTTTGCTATTCTTTTCTTTCTGATCTTTAAGGATTCTAATAGCTTCATCCGTAAGAGGAATTGTCCTATAACCGGACTTGCTTTTTGGCGGCCCAACTCTCCACTCTCCTACCTTGTACCTGTATTCCATCGTCCTGGATATTGTAACCGTTCTTTTTCCGAAATCAATATCACTCCACTTCAGTCCTACAAGCTCTCCTGTTCTCAGCCCTGTTTGAAGCACAAATTTGTATTGATTTTCATAACTTTGTCCTGTCGCTGCCATTAAAAATTTTCTTTGCTCATCAATGGTAAGAGCAACTTTTTTTTCGGATGGTTTCCCAATGTCACTCTTTACAGATTTTTTACATGGATTACTTAAAATTACATCATTCTCTTTTGCAAATTCAAGCATGTTATAAAGAGTTATCCTTGTCTGATAGATTGTAGTAGTCTTATATCCCTGCTCGGCCATATCAGAAAAAATTTTCTGGCAGTGAATTGGTTTTACTTCTGAAAGAAGTTTTTTTCCTATAATTCCTTTAATATTTCTTTCATACCTTTCGGAATAATTTCTAACCGTGTTCGGCCTTACAGTTTGCTTCTTTATACCGATCCAATATTCATACCATGTATCCACAAGTATGTCAGAAGCATTTTCTATATCACTATGTTTGCTGATATAACTTGCATCTGCAATCCATTGCCTGCATTCCTGCAATTTTTTGAATCGCTTGGTTTTTCTAATTCCAAACTTATCGGTAAATCTTGCAACATACAATTTATCAGATTGCTGAGAAATCCCAACACCAAGCTCTTTTCCCTTCAAGTCTTTTCCCACGTTTCGCCTCTCCTTTCTT